CCTGCAATTTCTTGCATTTCTTTAAGACTGTATACAAACATTCTATTTGAATGGCTTTTACCTTGCCAGTTGCGTTGATTACCATTAACCACCTCTGGATTATGATGATTAAAATACGTAAACATGAATGTATTGTTTTTTTCTGAAACTTTATTCAAACCTTCAAAACAATTTTGTATATCTTCGACATCTAAATGAGAAAAAAGACTATTAGCCCAAGCTAAGTCATATCCTTCTGAAACCTTACTAAAATCAAAGGTGTCAGTAATCCACACTGTTGGATTTTTTTGAGAACCGGGTCTTTGATCTTCGCGCAGTTCTTGATTAATTCCATGATTAACAACGTCCTCAGCAATATCAAGTCCATAATAATGATTATCGTCTAAGTAGTCTATCATATGCTTTCCTAATCGAAAACATCCACAGGCTATATCGAGAAAACGAGTTTGTTTACTTAAGGTTTGATTTTGTGTTATAAGATCAAATTGCCATTTTCCTATTTCCTCGAATAGTCCACCAACATATTGTCTAGCACCTAAAGATTTTATTTCATTTTCATAATATTTCATTTTATTGTTCCTTCGGCAAGAAGCTTTAATCTTTTGACATGGGACCGGTGAATTTTTACTTGAACTATTCCATTATAATATTCATCGCTTAACAACACTTCGCGCTCCATCTGTTCCCTAAGCTCAAGGTAAGACAGCTCGCCTTTAGATTTACATAAGTGTAGTATTTCTCTGTGGAAGTTTTCTGCGCCTAAATCTTCTACTATTTGTTTTACTTCCTCTGAAGATCCATAATAAGTTTGCCAATCAGACTCGACAATCTTAGTACGCTTTCTTTTTTTCCCTTTGAGGGGAGGTAAGCGGCGTTTAGAAACAAATATTTTTTTACCAACATATTTTTTATTATTGGACTTGTCTGTTAGTACGTAAACAAATCCAACATTATCTTCAATCATTTCAGAAGTAAATTCTTTATCATTATATAGCCACATAATAACCCCATTGTAATAGGATTATTTATTCATTCTTTATTTGTTTTCTAAAGCCTTAACTCTTTCTTGCAAATCACGAATTGTTTCCAATAAATCAAAACCTTCGGGATCTGATGAGTCTTGGACCCATACTTTTCCATCTTCAGTCAGCATTAAATCTGGCTTCGCGTTTCGTTGTTGTGGTTCAATTACATTAGTCAATAGAAATCTCCTCTTCTTCTTCAAATCGCACAAATGCTTTAAGTGTTCTACCATCATCTTGTAGTTGAAACTTTAGCTCTTGTACTCCGTACTTTGCATAGGCGCGGCCTTTATTATCCACAACCTCAAAACGAGTAACTTTGTCACCAAACATAATGTACTCATCATCAATAATCATATCAGTTGTAAGTTTCATTAGCGCCTCATGTTTGCTATAGCAACAGCATCTTCTTTACGTGTAATAGGAACACCATTAGACTTGTGCATTTGACCAATGCCAATGATGTAATCGCCAGTATATTGTGTTGCTTCCTTTTTAGCACCATTTCCAGCAATCTTATCAGAGGTCATGCGTGGGCCTGTGTCATAATCAGGAATAGTATTAGTGTTACGTGCTTTTGTTTTACCAACACCTATCTTTGCCAACCATTTCTCATGCTCAATAGCAGCTAGGCGATCCTTTGGTGTTAGTTTCTTTTTTGATTTTCCGTGGACTTGAACTCCACGTATCATGTGCATAGACATTAAGATGCCTCCTTATAGTGTTCATCAAATACACCGTACATGCGGTGTTTAACATTTTGTATGTGGCTACACGGTCTCTGTGGGCGCTTCTTACACGTACATGAAAAGCCTTCTGGATGCATCTCAACAACGCCTTTTCCATAAACCCATTTTGTACCTAATGCCCAGTGTTGAGCAGTGTTAATACCATATGACTCAAAGATTTTCATTTTTTTAAATTTCGTTTATGATTGTTTTGATATGCTCAGGATCTAGGCGCCCAAGTATTTGTCCGACCAATTCTTCGAGTTGTTTTGATATGCTCAGGATCTAGGCGCCCAAGTATTTGTCCGACCAATTCTTCGAGGTGGTCATAGTTATTAGATGAGAATTGGTAAAGTGGATTGCCACCGGCTGGGCCGTTGATTATTAAGAGGTTAGCCGTACATCCGTGTTCTTTGGCGAATTGTTGGACTTCAGAGTGAGTTGGTTCTGATGAAACGTCAAGCTGTGCAGTATACATTAGTGATTCTCCTTATTATAGAATCAATATAAACTAGTTTAACAGGAATGTCAACCGTTAAAATGCACCATCTCCAAAGTTTCGTGTGTTTTCAATTTCGGCATTGAGTTGCTCATAACCACCAACGTATTTGTTGTTCCAAAAAATTTGCGGGACCTGTCTTGGCTCAGAACCCATACGTTCTGTAAGCTCATCTCGATTAGTTTGATTTGCACTAATGTCTTTATATTCATACGCAATCTGATGTCGCTCTGCTAATTTCTTGGCACGAATACAAAAACCACACGTTGGTGTTCCATAGATTTCTATCATCATTGCATCCTTTGTATATTTTCAAAAACAGTTTTAACTGTCTTAGGTGTTCCAAAATGAACTCGCCAAAATAGGCTTGAAGTTCCAGACGTTGTTTTAAAAGCACGAGTAAACAATCCGCTTGTCCTATCGTCGCGGACCATGTACTCGTCTGTAATAGGGACCCAATCTGGGTTTAAACAATCTATAATGTCGTTTAATTGTTTATTTGAAAAGTCATTTAAATTCATAATATTCCTTATGCTGCTAGACGCCAATCATGTGAGAATGCTACAAAACCAATTGGAGCAACTACAATACATTGACCTTCTTCGTCAACGAGAACATCGCCAACTGAAATTGAGTGCATACGTTCTAAGCGCTCAATGTTTTCTTCGGGTCCCATGTTGCCAATATGAAATACTTCATTTGCTGAAGCAGCTTCAATATTAGCAACGTGAGTGTAATAGTTTTTTTCTACGAAAGCATCGTATGCTAATCCACCAATCTTATGACCTGCAAAATCCATATCCATATCAATCTTTGCTTTTTTAGCAGGAACTGACTCGAAGCTTTGAGTTTCGTTGATAAGATCAATTTGAGCATCAGTAAGACGGATTTGATAAATTGCGTATTTCATAAGATTGATTCCTTTTGTTTTACCTTATAGAATCAATCTATACTATTCTTACGGTAATGTCAACCGTTAATTTGCTTTTATTTCATTTTTCTTAAAGCTTCTACGCCACCTTTGACTCTTTCAGGATATTCACCAAGATATGTGCCTGCTAATAAATCCATAGGACCTAATAGATGTTTATGAAAGTGTTCTATATTATCCCAATCGTCCATCATTCTTTTTGCTAAATTATCAAAATAAGAGTCAGATAAAACTGGATCGTCTTCTACATAATAAGCATATGCGCCCATAAGATACCAAGGCACCATCATATTTTTATTCTTTGATATTACTTCTTCAGCTTTATTGTCCAACATCGACAAGGTAAGCTCCTTCGGGATATTTAAACGATCTTCTAAACTCTTCTAACATTAAAGGAGTCATTTGAATTATTTGAAAACTACCTTCTTTTTCAACCCATTGTCTGATGTACACTACATCGTCGTACATAAAAACTTGAACATCTTCAACCGTGCCAGTGTCGTCTAAAATTGTTAACGCAGTTTCATCCCAATCCATTTCTATTGTAAACATTTGAGTATCTCCCACGTATGCTGCCAGTTTCTTACGTGATGGTTTACTCCGTTTTTGTTAACCTGAGCGAGAGGATAATCATTACCACCTGGATCCATTTTGTCACCAAAGAAATGTACAGTATCATGATCAGGAAAATCAAGAATAACTTGTGATTTATCAAAACCAATGGGATATAGATCTATTCCAGTGTCACCGCCTGATGTTGCCATTAAACCTAGTGTTTTTTCTCCAAAGTTGTAATTAAAAGACTCAACGATTTCGTTTCTTTCATTGTTTANGGTGTCGTATTNTACATATTGTGCACGTTGTTCTTTATTTGCATTTCTTCCAACAACACTAAAGTTTGCTGTGCCAGGTCTTTCTTCTAAATGATTACCGGTCCTTACAGGATATGGGCTACGAATAAGTTCATCGGATAACCACTTTTTAACTTTTTCTGGAGTTACCCAATCAGATTTACGAATTCTTACTCCAGCGCTATAAACGTCGTTTCCACTACAATTATAGGCTACCTTTGCTAAATCGTAAGTTTTACCAATTTGTTCGACAGTTTTATCTTTATCACTACCGGTCACAATATACACGTCGTTTGTTAAACAAAACGTGTTAAACCAAGCTTGAAAATTGTAGTCCATTTTACCACGACTGGGTGTAAGCGTTCCATCTACATCAAAAATAAATTTATTCATCTGAGTCAAGCATTTCATCAATTTTTAATTCTATTTTATCTAAACGCTGCAGAACTAATTGAAGCATGTCATTTACAGTTGGTTCTACGTCGCTTGATGAATAAAACGTTGGTGGAACATCAGCATCAAAATCCATAGTATCATCAATGTCTTTTCTTAGAAAATTAAAAATGCTCATTCTTCTAATTCCTTATAGACCCAACGACTTAGGGGAGGGTCACCAAAATAGCGAGCGTAAACAATATTACCTACGCGTTCAAAAATTAGATGTTTACTATCTTTCGTTTCCATTGCACCAATGTCTCCTATTATGAGCGTTCTTAATTAGTTCACTAAAACGATCTGCAATTCGTCTAACTTCAGGACCAGCGTTATTATCATGTTGTTCCATAATACGTGCAGTGTTATGTAGTTGGTTCAGCATTTCTGAATCCATTTCCCATTGCTTATCACTCATCGCTGCACCAACGGTTGTGTTGATACGCTATCATGGTAATCACCAGATTNNTAATAATCNCGGCANGCNGNTTCTTTNANCATNATANCATTTTTCATACGATAGGTTANAATNTCACGACGAATTACACCGNCAGTGTCAGCGTCAAATGCACTTTTNAANGGTCCATCTGTCATTACTTCTTTCCTTCTATAGGTTCACAAACTCTTTTTCTTAAATCACTTGTACTAAAACGATGATCTCTTTTATTATAATACAGATCAATACTTCGTTTCTTACAAATTTCATATCCAGTAAAGTTTTTGTCTTTATACTCTACTCCTAATATTCTAACATTAATATTGTACATTGTCAATATATCTTTTAGATCATCTTCAGTACTATATGGAATAATTTCATCTACATATTTTACTGCTTTAAGTTGAGCATATCTTTCAACTACAGTTTGAACCGGTCTATTTTTTTCTGGCCTATCAATAGTAGGATCTGTTTGTAATCCACAAATAAGATAATCACACTGAGTCTTAGCATCTCTAAGCATTTGAATATGTCCGGCGTGAAGCAAATCAAACGCACTACATGTAAAACCTGTTTTCATTTTCTTAACCTTTCATTATATTGAACAGCTTCACGAAGTATACTAAAATCGCTTTTAAACTGATCACTTGTTGCAAGTAAAGCTGATGTGTCTTTAGGAAAACAGTGTCCGCCAAAACCACGCTCTGGCGTAATCTTAGTATGGCTCGCGCCAATTCTTTCGTCTTCAGAAGTTAAAAATAAAACTTGTGTTGCTTCTACATTAGAAGCTTTACATAAATCATACATCTGATTGAAGAACCCAACCTTAAGAGCTAAAAAGCTATTACGCATATATTTAGTCAAAATCAAAACCTCTGGATCGTGTATAGTAACTTCGATTTCATTTTTAAATAAGTCATACCAAAAATTAGTATTCCCTCCACCAATCATAATTTCTTTTTGATTTTTAAAGTCTTCAAATGCATGCTCGGCTCTTAAAAACTCTGGTGAAAACGTGATCCTAGGTTCATCATAAGATCTATTCATTAGCCGCCAACCTTCAAGACTAATAGTTGATTTAATTAGAATAGGCGCTTTAGAATTCTGGTTCATAATTTTTTCGACAGTCTCATAAACATTATTCATGTCACAAGTTCCGTCTTTAGATTGTGGTGTGCTTACGGCTATTATATAACAATCAGCGTCAACATTCCAGTTATTATAACCTTTTGCTGGATCATAAACGCTTACCTTAGTATCGCCTTCTGCCAAAGACCAAGCATGAGCTTGACCGACAAAACCGTAACCAACAACCTGAATTATCACTTACTAAAATCCCTATCTAAATCAACTAAGCCTCGATCAATATCTCGAGCTAACGCTTTGATATCGTCTACCATATACTGACACGTTTCCTTATCGTACCAATTTTGTACTCTATATCGTTCTCGATGGAGCGTAATACCTTTATCGTGGAGTACTTTAATTTTTTCATATAGTTCTTCTACACTATGCGCCATCGTCATCAACCTCAATAGGAAATGGACTTATAATCCCTGCCTGAGATCTATCTTCTTCCCAACGAGAAACGTGTTCTAATTTTTTTTCTTTGCTCCACCCTGCTAAATAATCGTTGTCACGATCAAACATTTGTAGCATTCGTTCTTCATCAAGAATAAACACATCAGAAATTTGCTCACCTAAATGCTTTTGAGAAAACTCAGTNACATCATGACANGTCACCGAGTCCTTAGCGTATTCTATCATTTCTTTGAGATCATTTGTTTTTAATGCACTGGCGGGAATACAATATCGTGTTCTAAATGTATCAACGCAAGTTACCATTACATATCGTTCTTCACTCATTATTTTTCCCATCTATAATATTTGTGAGCTCCAATCGTTCCAACAAACTGTAAACCTGAAGCCCAACGAGGATTTACATATGTTGCGTGATAATTAGTAGCACCTTCTGTAATGCCACGGTATTTATCCCACATAACCAAACCCCAAGCTAACAGCTGAGCTTCTGCCCAAGCGTCTGCATCTTGTGGATCATCTGATTTTCCATCACAATACCAACTAAATTGGCAATCTCTACGGCCTTTAACATATCCGTCTTGAACGACGCCGCAAATAGTGTCTGGATAACGAGTATCATTTACTCGGTTAAGAACAACATCTCCTACTGCAACCTTATCTGCTAAATTACTACCACGAGCTTCGTAGTAAATGTTAAGAGCTAAACAATGCTCTTCTGGCCATGTATGTTTGTCGAAACCACTTACCTGTGACTCTGTTGACATCGCTGGATTAGCGAAGGAAACTGCCGCCATTAGCGCCATATTGATAATAGTTTTTTTCATTGCTGCCTCATTATATATTGTTTATGTAACTAATATAAACTGATTCTATCGCAATGTCAACTGTTAATTTGACTTAATACATTTTTTAATCGCCAAACAATTCCTGATTTAATAGCTTCTTCTGACCAATATGTCTCGTCTTCTACTAAAGCTGATAAGGTTTCTGTAACCATCATACTTTCGTTTCGTATGCCTTGGTTTTCTTGTCTTAAACTTGAGTTTTCTTTTTTAAGCTCGTTAACCTGAAACTGTAACTGATTTAATGTTGCTTCTTTACGTTTTACCATTGTCTCTTAAAAATTTATAATCATCTTCGTAAATATTCTTTATTATTTCAATTTGGGAATAGCTTAGATCTTCAGGTGTAATTTCTTTACGAGTGTGATTTAAATGTGCTCCTATACCAAAATATTGATTAATTTGATAACGCCTTAGTACCGTAAAATTACTAAAATTCTCGGTGTCTATAAATCTTATTTGGGGATGAAAGTGATGTACTTGATGATGAGAATTGATCTTATCAATGTTATCAAAGAACATATCTATTTTTTCTTTTCGCTCGCACAGGTCTAAGTCGACACCGAACGAGCTAAAGATATTTTTACCATACGCATAGTATCGTTGGTTTTCTGCTAGATAAGCATTAATACATGAAATAAATCTATTCACTGGATCTGAAACAATGACGATAGGAGATTTAGTTTTTGCTATCTCAAATTCTTTTGTGCCTCTGTTAATTATAACTGATTGTTTAAAAGATTCTTTAATAGTTACTGAGCCACTACGTGGTATTTCAAACCAATACTGATTTTGATTATTATTTAAATCGCGAAGTAAAGGCCATTTAAGTTTTTCGCACCAAAAGCATTTGCATTCTTTAAACATTTAAACCTCATATATCAAGCCATCTTGTATTATCCAAAGTCCATTTAACCACTTCTTCAAGTCTCTGTTCAACTGGCTTTGGAGTCCAACCCATATTAGCCATGCGCTTACCTGAAAGAGCATAGCGAAGATCATGACCAGGACGACTAGAGTGGAAATCCTGAAACTGATAATTCAGTTCTTTTCCTTGCACATCAGCAATCAAGTTAGCAAGTTCTAAATTATTTAATTCAGTTGCACCTACGATATTAAACTTAGGACACTTNACTCCNTTGCTTTGAGGTGTTAATGTATGTTCATTTTCAAGCAAGAACATAGTAGCATCAGCTACATCCTCGGCATGGATATAATGACGAGATCCTGGAATAGTTTTTGTTGAGTCTGAATGAATTGTAACAGTACCACCATCTCGTACATTACGGATAGTCATAGGAATAAATTTCTCAGGATGTTGGCGCTGACCAAATACGTTCATAGTATGCGTAATGTATATTGGCATATTATAACTGTTTTGGAATGCTACTGCAAGTTCTTCTCCACCTGCCTTTGAAGCAGAATATGGGTTAGTGCAGTTATAACGATCATACTCATCGTAATTTACACCTTCTGGTGCTGGCCCAAATACTTCGTCTGTTGANAAATACAAAAACTTTTCAAGGTTGTCTTGTTTACGAGCATATTCTAAAATATTACAAGTACCAACAACGTTATCCATTACGAATTCCATAGGACGTTCTATAGATCGATCAACGTGGGATCCTGCAGCTAAGTGGGCAACGATGTTAACTGGACCAATATCTGACTCAAGCATTTGATTAATTTCTGCTTTAAGGTCGTGATATATTGTTCGTACTCTTTTGCGCTCAGCAGGTGTTCTATCAAGCAACAAGTCGTGTAGACGATTGAGATTTCCGCTATAGTCTAAACGATCAAGCGTTACTACTTCCCAATCTGTACGAATAAGTATTTGATTAATCAAGTGGTGGGCAATAAAGCCTCCGCCACCGGTGATTAGGATGCGTTTTGTCATAATGTACCTTTCATCATATTCATTATATGCTTTATTTATAAGGGTCTGTAGACGTGTAAATTCTTTACGTGATTAATGTTTCTTTTGTTACAAGATTTTTTAATACCGTCTGTAAGATTTTTATCTACTGCGTAACCTCGTTTTCCCCATTCGCCAATCCATTCTATTTCATACCGTTCAGCGATATGACCGTGGCCGCCTTGGCCTGGAGTTGCTGCAGAAAATACAACAACTCTAGGTTTTTTGGAAGCAAGAATATCAAAAACTTTTGGATGATAACTTTTGTGGACATGTTCCATAACCTCTACAGAGAATATCATATCATAATTTGATAAGATACCTTCTGGTTCTGGTTGAGTAGTAGCATCCCACATAAACTGCCGACAATTATCTTCTGAAAACCTTTCAGCTTCCATAGGAGCAGGTTCTATACCATGAACTGTTTCTACTCCATTTTTAGAAAAAAACTCACAATACCATCCAACACCACATCCAAATTCTAAAACAGTTTTTGGTTTAAGTGTTTCTACTACCCACCTATTCATACCATCATTAAAATTCTTACCGTACCATTGATTGTGTTGTTCAGCTGTCCAATGCATTATCTAGCCACCCATAATTAGAATTTATATTTGATTGTAGCCTTTAGACTATCATCGATATCGATAGTACGGCCGTGAACAGACATTGATTTGCCTTGGTGATAATGCAAGCCTAGCTCAACGTCATTTTTCGTATGCAATGCGCTGAAATAGTTATGAGTCATACCAATATCATCGCTTTCAACACGGTGAGCTGCAAGCATCACGTTTCTGTTTAGGCTATACATTGCACCATAATCTGTACGTGTATTACCGGCATCTTCCCATTGTTCAATACCAATGCCACCGGCAATACCGAATGGACGCAAGTTAACACCAGCTGACATACCAGTTTGTGTTTCTACGTCATTTTCAATAACCATATACGAAACATCAACAATTGCGATACGAGCAGTAGCTGACGCGTACAACGCGTTGGTTTCTAGATCATATGCTAAAACACCACCATATGGCATTTCTTTGTTTAGCTTATATGTGTTGAACTTAAATTCGTCGTTGTAATCCCAACCACCAAACGTTACAGCAACTTTTGTATTATGATCAATACGTGAGTTGTCGTTTGTAATGATAACAGGAGCACCGGTTTTAGATGTTTTTGCAAAACCTAAGCGTTGCACATCAGTATCACCCATCCAAATGCGAGTATTGTAACCAATCTCTGCACCCATTTGAATCTCTTGAACTCGGTTATCTTGAGTACGATCTAACGAATAGTTAGTATCAAATCGTGCACCAGCACCTACCCAATTTGCAAACGGATGATCAATCGTTGTTTCATATCCAAAGAATGCTTCTGCACGTGGATTGATTGTACCTTCAGGATATGTTTCATCAATATAGACTTCTACATTACCATTCAAGTACATTCCGTTCTTGTCTTCTACTACTTCATGCCCACCTGCGAATGCGCCAGTTGCCATCATGGCTAGGATACTAGCGCCTGTTAACATTTTCATTTCTTTAATCCTTTTTACTTTTCAACCAACCGATACGTTCACCGGCCGCAATTCTGCGTTCTGCTTCTGCTTTACTACCTGGATAACGCCATGCCCAAATAACAATTAATGCAAACGTGATAGCCATGTAAATTGTAGCTTTTACGTTTCCAGTTCCAAAGAACATAAATCCTAATGATGTTGACATTACTGCAACCATTAGATATTTTGCTTTCTGTGGATAAACTCTTAGTTTTGACCAGTTTTTTACAAACGGTCCAAAACGTTTATGGTTCATAATCCAGTTGTGGAATCTTGGGCTTGATTTTGCAAAACAAAATGTTGCACCAAGGATAGGTGTAGACCAAGGCAAACCTGGAAGAAGAACTCCGAGATATGCTACACCTACTAATAGAATACCTAATGTCAACCAAAAGGCTTTTTTAATCTTACTCATATTATTACTCTCTTTCCTGCGCTTAAAAAACGCATGTTCAAGTTGATTCATTATGAATCCTTTATTTTAATACAGTTTTTAACGCTTCTACTAATTCCACTATCATTATATCTGTATGGAATGGTGTAGGCGCTATTCTTAATCTTTCAGTTCCAGCTTTTACAGTTGGACTATTAATGGGTTGGATATAAATTCCGTAATCATTAAGTAATGTATCGCTCGCTGCTTTACATTTGAACGCATCGTTAACCATTACAGGAACGATATGCGTACATGCGTTGGGATGAATTGGAATATCAGCCTCAACTAATAGTTTCTTTACTTGGGTTGCGCGCTCTTGATGTCGTTCACGGGCGGAAGTATGGTCACGGAGATATTTGATCGAGGCAAGGGCGCCGGCACAGATGACTGGGGATATGCTTGTTGTGAAAATAAATCCACTAGCCACAGAACGAATACTATCAATAACAACGCTATTACCAGCAATATACCCTCCTTGAACTCCAAATGCTTTTCCCAACGTGCCATTTATAATATCTATTCTCTCTGTTAATCCTAATTTTTCGCAATAACCTGCACCGGTTTTTCCATAAAGACCTACTGCATGAACTTCATCAATATAAGTAATAGCATTGTATTTATCTGCAAGATCACATATTTTTTCTATTGGAGATACATCACCATCCATAGAATAGACGGACTCAAATACGATTATAGGTACTTGCTTAGCTTTTGTTGCAGCCTTTAACGATTTTTCTAGATCTTCCATATCATTATGTTCAAAAACAATTTTACTTGCACGACTGTGTTTCATACCCATAATAAGAGATGCATGATTTTTATTGTCTGAAATAAAACAAACGTTATCTATAATACGACTTAATGCTACGAGAGCCCATTCATTAGCGACATAAGCACTTGAAAACAAAAGGGCAGATTCTTTTTTATGTAATAATGCTAGCTCTCGCTCTAGTGTAACATGGTAATGTGATGTGCCACCAATATTACGAGTACCACCAGATCCAGCACCTGTTTGATCAAGCGCAGTATGCATTGCATCAATTACATATTGATTTTGACCCATACCAAGATAATCATTAGAGCACCAGTTGATAATGTTTTTTGGCGCGTATTTACCATACCATATTGAACGAGGGAAAGACCCTCGTTCTCTAAGTATATCGTTAAAGACTCTATATCTGCCGTCGTCTCTAAAATCTTTTACTATGTTTTCAAAATAATGTAAATGCTTCATATTATGCTTCGCAGGCTGCACACCCTTCNAAAGCAACTCTTTTACGTGTAAGTGACTGTGCAGCTGACATAGAATAACTATAATACAAGCTTTTTACNCCCATTTCCCACGCATACAAATAGAGTTGATTGATTTCTTTTACTGTCATATCAGGATCCAACATAAGATTTAAACTTTGGCTCTGATCTATATATTCTTGGCGAACAGCTGCTTGGTCAATAATTCTTTCTGGATTAATTTCAGAAAATGTTTTAAACACAGCGCGCTCATCTTCAGTCAAGAACTCAAGTTGTTGTACTGAACCATCTGCAGCTTTAATTTGATCCCACGTTTCTAAATCATCTTTACCATATGACTCAAGGATTTTTTGTAAATATGGATTTTTAATTGTTACTTTCATTTTAGCTAAGTCTTTAACGTAGCAATTACTAAACTCAGGCTCAATAGACTGTGATACTTGGCCAAGAATAAAGCTTGATGATTTAGTTGGTGCAATAGCCATAGTCGTGGTATTACGCATTCCATAACCTTTTAGTAAAGGTGGCTCGCCAAGCGTTTTTGCTAACTCAGCAGACGCTGCATGTGATCTTTCACGTAATGTTTGTGCAATCTCTAAATTTAATTTAGCTGCTGCTGAGCCTTCAAACGCCATCATTTTTGATTGAAGTAACGAATGCCATCCAAGAATACCAACACCAAGTGCGCGGTGGTTTACAGCAAAGTCACGAGATCGTTTTAAATAGATCTGGCCTTCTGTTTTAATAATAAATTCTTCGCAAACAGTATCAAGGAATTTTGTCATTGTTTCAATTGCGTCAGTATCTTTAATTTGATCCCAATGCAATACGTTAATAGAAGAAAGTACACATGTAAATGTTTCTTCATGACTGGATGGTAACGCGATTTCAGCACACATATTAGAAGCATGTACTCGCATATCTTTGTCTTTATAAACTTGCGGTCTTCCGTTATTTACGTTGTCAGAAAAAAGAATATACGGAAAGCCAACTTCAGCTCGGCGTTGTAAAACCTTTGCCCAAAGTGCACGTTTTTGACTATCTCCACCTTTCATATCTTCAATAAACTTATCAGATACTGTAATACCAGTTGTTAAACCTTGGATAGGATTACCTTCGGTAGCAATATCAAGAAACTCATCAGCATCAGGATGCTCAATATCTTGATAAGCTGCAAAGAAACCACGACGAACTGAGCCTTGTGAAACAACTTGTGCAAGCGTATCATACATTTGCATAAAGTGTACGGAACCTGAAGACTCGCCTTGATCAGTAATGCCTGCACCTCGACCACGAACAGCGCCAAAGTAACCTGATGTACCACCACCGTTTTTCATTAACATACCATTTTCTGCATGGCTAAATAAAATAGCTTGCATACTATCGTCAATATAAGATCCAAAACATGACACAGGTAGTCCACGCTCTTTACCATAGTTAGCCCATACAGGACTTGCTAATGAATAAAAGCCACGAGACATATAATCATAGAATTTGTCAGCAAATCCTGGCTCATTTAAATATTCTTCTGCTTTATTTGCAATGTCACGAATACGACTCTCAGGTGTTTCACCTTTGCTTAAATAGCCGCGTGACAAAAAAGTACGAGAGTCCTCGTTTAACCAATAAAATTTCTTCATGTTTTCCTCTATTCTAAAATAAATCGTCTTCGGTAAAAGCTTTAGTTTTCTTTGAATAAGCAGTAGAACGCTTGACAAAGAAGTCAACATTTTTGGTGCTAAGGATTTCCTCAACAAACCAATCTGTACTGCGTACTGCTTCCTCGTCAACATCATACAATGGTTTCATGTCAATAGCTTTGAGCGATTGATTAAAACGATGCTTAAGGAATTCTTTAACTGTTGCTTTTGGTAGGAAGTCTAGGTCTGTTTCACCATAGATCCAATCGACGATTGCAGACTCTGCTTTAAAAGCATCTCGGCAAAGTCTATTCACTTCATTAATACTATCTTTATCAAACCATTCTGGGTTTTCTTCTCTAATAATGTTTACTAGTTCAAAACCAAAACGTGCATGAATATCTTCTTCTTTTGATGTTGCTTCAACGGCGTTTGAAATACCTTTGAGAACATTTTTGTGTTTATTAAACGCCATCATAATTAAGAACTGGCTGAATAACGAAACGTTTTCCACAAACATTGAGAACAAAATAATTTTGTGGAAATAATCTTTATCATCTGCCGGAGTACCAATTGATTGCTCAAGATAAGCAATACGTTTTTTCATAGCAGGTACTTCGACTACTTTTTCAAACTCGTTATTAAGTCCCATAATTTCAATAAGGTTTGAATAAGCGTCAGCATGACGTACTTCTGATTCACCAAACGTAATACCAACAGCTGCTACTTCTGGCTTAGGAAAACGATCACCAATTTTGGCCCAGAAAGTTTTAACAGCTACCTCAATTTGCGAGATAGCCAACATGGCTTTCTTTACGATTTCAACTTCTTCTGGTGCCATGCGCACTTTCATATCTTGAATATCAGAAGAGTAATTAAACTCTGTATGTACCCAATATGAATGGCGAATAGCATCTGTAAACTCTACTAGCTGTGGATACTCATATGGCTTAAGGTTTGTACGCTTACGGAAAATATCTGGTTGATTGTTATAACGAAAAAGAATATAATCACGGGCTAAGTCATGCAAGCCCATATCCATAATAACATTTTCAACTGCACGATGTACAAAATCAATTTCAACAATTGAATCTTCTGCATCTGTATTTAGCTTGTCAGTAACTTCTAGAGCTACTTCACCTGGAAGCATTTTGCTTCTCATCCCAACCGATTTCATAGCTTTAGCAACGGCAGTACTGATTTTATTTTCATCATAAGATTCAGTAGTACCATCGCGTTTAGTAACGTAATTAACTTTTCTTAGAATTTCTGGAGGAGTTTGTTGAAGCATCATAGGCCTTTCCTTTAGAGAACAGTTTGTGGCACAGATCCGAATAACCTGTACTGTTTAGTTTTAATTTTTAGTGAATTTCAATATGTAGTATTTATCTTCTAGCTTCGGCCATATGTGGTAATTACTCAATAAAATCACTCATTGTAGGAAATATTTTTGCAATAGCACAAGCAATTTCTTTGGCAATATCCATGTGTTCTTTTTGTGTTCCATTGGCCGCTCGCAGCTCAATATAATGGATCCAAGAACGAATAGATCCTTGCATATACAAACGACTAATAGTATTACCTTCGGGTAGTACAGCACGAGCTTGTTCTTTAGCAATACCATTTTCAATAGCCCACTTATAAGCTTCTTCCGCCGCACGAATAACTTCACCTTGTTTTGAGTCCCACATCATCTGCAAACGTTCGTCAGAGTTAGCAATACTATTTTGACGGTTTTTAGTATCTTGTAAACGCGCTTCACGTAATACAAACTGCTCACCCATAAGAGCAGGATCTGCATATCGTTGACTAAACTCCTGAA